ACCCCGATGATATCTTTTCCAACAAGTACTTGAGTGATGAGCAGAAGGTTAAGATTGCCGAGGACGTTTTCCCTGAACAGTTTAAATAGGACAGATTATGGGTAGTGCCGCACAAGCGTTAGCTAAATATAAACAGATGAATAAGGCGCGAAATAAAGAGGTGCCGGTCGTTGAAACCCCCGACGAAGTCATCAACCAGGGGGAGGTCAACCCCCAAAATGACGCCCCGCCTTTAAGTAAAGCCGCGCAAGCGTTAGCGAGATTTAAGGCCGAAGCAGAACCTGAGGTGATAGTGGACACGGCGCCAACCGGCATTGAGGGTCAAATGACCGCCGATGTCCCCGGCTATGGCTATCTGGATACCTCAACCCCTAAACCAGATGAATCTTTTAATCCCTTAATCGTGAGTGAAGGGGTAAAGGAAGGGTTTGCGGACTTTGCCGCTGTCCCTGGTTATTTAGTGGATGGCGTCAATTGGATGGTCGATCAACTGCCGGGGGTCGATATGGCCAATGACCCTGTCGGGGGTTCAAAACAAATTAGGGATGGGTGGCTTTTATTACTGACCCATCAAAAGCAACAACCTAAAAATAAACTAGAGGAATATACCGGTAAGGTGGCCGAATTTGCCGGGGGTTCTATCGTCATGGGGGCGTCGATGGTGAACCGGATGTTAGCGGCCAACCAGACCATTAACCAAGTCACCAAGGCCGTCTCCATGGAGGCCGTCTCTACCGTATCGGGCGGGGTAGTAGCGCAAGGGTATGGTGATTTCTTTGCCGAGGCGTACGGCGAGGAATATCGTTACCTGGGCGAGATTGCGGGCGGGATAGGGGGAACGACCTTACCGGGAGTCTTGAAGTCATTGGTTCAAAAAGCCGGGTTAGCGTATGGCCCCTTAAAAAAGGTGTTAATGGCGCGTGACATGGAGTCGGTGAGTGATTTAGTCGATGAGTTTATCCCCGATGCGGCCTTAAAATCATCCCGTAAAAAGATTGCAGCGGCGATTGGGGATAATCCCAGTTCGAGCCGTAATATCGATGAGGCCATGGCGTTAGAGCAGCAGATTGAAGGGTTCAAGCCTTCCATGGCGCAAGCCTCAGATGCCCCGGGCATGAAGGCTATGCAGGATCAAATCAACGCCCGTAGTGTCGAGAATATCAACCAGGCCATGAAGACGGAAATGGCCAATGGTGAAGCGATTTATGCGTATTACCGCAAGAATTTCCCCGAGCAGATTGACCAACCGTTTGATGCCAAGCGTCAGTTCAAACAGACTCGAATGAAGCTGCGCCAGGAGCAGGCGAAAATTGAATCCCAATACAAGGTGGAGGCCAAAACTTATCCTCGTACCGATAGTGAGAAAGTCGGCTCACGATTGCAGGTGCTCGCGAAAGCAAAAATGAAGCTGGTCAAAAAGGTAAAAAATAAAAATTATGATGACCTGTACGATGTCGCCGATGAATTAGGGGTGGTGGAAGACATTACCGATATTCGACGCATGGTGGGGGATATTAATAAACAAGATCAAACTTTCTTCGATACGGTGCCGGGGGTTTACGCCAAGATTAAATCTTTATTGAAAACCGGTAAAGAGGCCACCGCAACCCCCGCCGATAATGTCGCCAGCTTTCGTAAAATCCATTCGTTGTATCGGGAAGTCAGTCGTGAATATGGCCGTGCATTACGTGCCGATGATGGCGTTAAGTTATTTCATTTGGATAATCTCAAACAAAACCTGGACAATAAATTAGCCGGGTTTGAAGACCCCGCTTATGGCAATTTTGCCAACCGGAAAAAGGCGGTCGATCTTTTTTATAAAGAGGAGTATTTGAATGTCTTTAAAAAAGGCATTGGCGCTAAAATAAGCGGGGTGCGAGGTCGTGAGTCAACCCCTGAAGGCAAGATTATCAGCGATCTGGTCTTAACCAAGGGTAGCTCTCGCGGCCTGGATCAGTACCGTAAATTGTACGGTGATTCGCCAGAAAGTAATGTCTTATTACAAGAGGGCATACTGGATACCTTCTCTCAAAAAACAGTCAAGCAAGGAACCTTATCCCAATCCTCAATTGATAATTTTATGGGCGATTATAAAGAGGTGCTGGCTAAGACACCCAGCCTGCAACGTCGATTTGCCGATACCGCAACCTTGCTCGATGACATGGCCAGGCGCAATCAGGTATTGAAGAAACGCGAGAAAATCTTCACCAATGCGGCGGCCTCACGTTATGCCAAACTGGCCGGGATGGATGATTTGGACAGCGCAGTGGGGATGGGCTTAACCGATAAGCCGACGATGCGTTTGCTGATGCGCTCGATGAAAACCCAAGAGGCAAAGGCGGGACTGGCCACCAATGTAGCCGATCATGTGATGGATCAACCCAATCCCTGGACGTTTTTAAAAGACAATGAAAATACCTTAAAACCCCTATTCAATCAGTTAAAGCCGGGCCATTACAATAATTTGAAGACGGTGGCCGACGCGATGGAAATTCTCAATCGTCATAAGACGAATTTAAGAGTGAACCCGATGAATGGGGCAGTTGATGCCCTTCACGCCAAGATAGGCACCAGTATTCCTTCCGCCTTTGCCCAGGTGAGATGGGCCGCCCTTTACGGTAAAACCTCGATGGAATATGTCGTTGCCGACATTGGCTCAAAATATCTCTTTAAGTTACGCAATGATAATACCGAACGGCTCATTGAAGAGGCGTTGTATGATTCGGATTTAGCCCAATTATTATCCGATATTGCGACTCAACCCGCCGCCAAGCCCAGCCCGAAGATTGTCAAAAAATTGGGGCAAAAGGCAATCGAGATCGGTATTCGACTAGGGGAGCGCACCATTCGTTCGGGTGCAATTGCCTATGATAGTGATGAGAAAGAACAGCAAGCATTAACCCCATAACAGATATCCATCCACCAAGTTTAGCTCGCAATAGGCGGGCTTTTTTTTGGGATAAATAAATGGCTTTATACCCTTTAGTTCGACCTAAGTTCTTCGACAATAACAGTGTGCTGGCGTCTGGGTTTCAATTGTTCTTTTATGAAGTTGGTTCACTCACAAAGAAAGATACCTTTACCGACTCGTCTTTAACGACCGCTAACCCTAACCCGATTATTTTAAATTCACGCGGTGAACCGGATAATGCAGGTACGCCAATTGATATTTATTTTCCGCCTGGTACGGTTTATAAAGTCGTTTTTACCAGTCCAACTGATACAGACCCGCCCACGGCACCTACCTGGACGGTAGATAACGTAACGGACTCCTCGGGACTCACCAGTGAGTGGATTAATGAACGGGTCGCCGTTTACGCCACTGCGACCACTTTTACAGTCGATAGTGATTTAACGGCGATATATTATCCTGAGTTAAGATTAAAATTAACGGGGGGGGCAGATCGATATGCCACCATAGTTGGCGCGTCTTTTTCCAGTCCCAATACCACTATTACGGTTAATAATGTCACCGATTCAGGGGGGGGGATATCGTCATTAAACCCTTTAATGGGGGCGGTTTTCTTGCCTATTATCGGTCGCGATGCAACGAGTTCTTTGCCTATACTGACAGACCTAACCTCGACCACCGATGCGACGAAAGGGGGGTTCATTATTGGTCTTTACCTTTCAGCAACCGCTTATGTCGGACGCCAGCTTTCACAGTGGATAGCTGACCGACCTTATCATCTAACAGATTTCGGCGTCGTGGTTGACGATACAACTCCCGCCGTTATTGCGGCCAACAATACTGCATTTCAAGCGGCGATTGACGCCTCTAATACTAAGAACACCCCCTTACAATTGCCCGGGGGAACTGTCCATTACAATTCGACAGTAACCGTACCGACGGCAGTAAGAATATTTGGAACAACCCGTGGGTTTAGCTCCAACACTTCATCAACTTTGGACTATTCGGGGTCGGGCGTTGGCATAGATGTTACGGGCAATTATGTCAAACTTGAAAACTTTATGTTACTTCAGGGTGGCACTGGCACCATAGGTGTATTATTAGAGACTAACTTTAATCTCTTGGTTAATCTAACCATCATGAATAAAAACACCTTCCCGGGATGGTCTACGGCGGGAGTGACGACGAATTTAATCGACACCACTTCCTTTACTCATACCTTGCGCGATTGTTATTTATTTGGTAATGCCATCGGTGCCCATTTTAATCGGTCGAATAATGTCATCATTGATGCCTGTTTTTTAGAATCTAATGGTACGAACCTCAAAACATTTAATTGCAATAATGTCACGATCAATAATGGCACAGTGATTGAGTTATTCGGCGATGGCGCAGGGTCTGAAACGAATACGTCGGTAGCCCTTGATATAGAAAACACAACGGGGTTTATTTGCCGAGATTATTACAGTGAGATTGCATCAAAGTCACCGATTGCCATTGGGCAACGTTTCGCAATCCTAAAGAATGTTCGAGGGGGGGCTATTGAAGGCGGGATAATGACCTGCCAGGGGTTAAATGCTATTGATTTCTCCCCCATTGAGATTGCCGACGACAAGGTTACCCATATTTCAATTCAGCATAATTATGTATCCCAGTTGGGGACGGATGCCGAATTTGTTGAAGCGACAGGGACGGGGATTTTAGCCAATTGTGTTATCGGTAATAATAATTTTACGACCAATGCTTATGAATATAATCAGTCATGGACTCCCTCGTTGCTGGTAGGAGGGGATGCTACGGGGGTGACGGGGACGTTTAAGGCTTTATTTAACCGGCAAGGAAGTTCTATACATATTCACGGTCGGATTGCTCTTACTTCCAAGGGGGCCAATACAGGCACATTAACCATTGGCAATTTACCCTTACCGATGCAGGCTAGATTAGATACGAATGAATATGCCGTCGGATTATTGTTAGTTGCCAATAATGGGACGCAAGGTATTGCTGACTCGATTCTTTGGATTAATTCTGCCGGAACGACTTTAGGTCTGCGGTATCGTAGTACTTCATCGGGAGGGCAAAGTGAATATGACGCAGGGAACATTCAAAATGGCTCAACCTTGCATTTTGATATAACGTATCCAGTTGAACCTGCCCGTTAAAGCCACGTTTCAACGATTGACAGTTCATCATTGATACCACGAACGATACGAAATAACCCTCTAGGTATCATGGCGCGTATTTCATTTAACGATCCAGCGAGATAATGTTCACTCGCTGGGTTCTCCCCATGGAATTTTCTCGCCACATAAAAATCCGGGTAATCTTTGGGATGGTCGTAAATCACCCAGCTTGTTAATTTACCGCCCATTCTTTTTCTTTATCTTAAACCGTTTACTAGTATAACCCGGCAATAAACTTAACGTAAACGGGTGATTCTTTTTAGAAAGAATCACCCCGTCATTATTAATCAATTGCGTACGAGCCGTATATTTTGCTAGATTACGCAATCGATTCTCTCTCAAATTCTTCGGTTTCTTTCTCGCGCTTAACATTGAGCTATAACAGGCTTTACAAATCCCCATCGTTGGGCATTGGATATCATTATAACATTCCGGTATTTTGCACACGCCGTTCATGATTTAAGCCCTTCTATTGCATCCCCTACCTCTTTAACTAAATCTTTAAGCCCTTGGTTGACAATATTTCCTATTGAATCACCCTTCGATGCACTGGAATTAAGAACGGTCATCAAGCAATCAATAGCCATATAACCCGAGTTCAATCTTTCTGCGTCACAGCTTAAGTATGCCGCTTCATCATCATTCACTAAAAACACAAACCCATATAAATTTTGACGTTTAATTTCTTCGGCTAATTCTTTTATTTGTTTTCTGAATTGCTCACGCTTCATCTTCCGCTATCCCCGCTTGTACCATTAAATTACCTATTGATTCTAAAATTTGTTTGTATTTTAGGTTTTCATCTCGTAATACCATGACATTATTTATAATATCCCCAATACTCATTTGAGTAATATCGGGGTTCATCACTTGCGTGGTCTCCCGGTAATTAGGATCGATTAAAGGTAGGACGGTATAGTGCTTTCTATTGTTAATGGTGACATGGAGTGCAATTTTACCGGCTTTTTCTAATACGCCTATGGTCGAGTAAATGCTGGTTCCTTTTTGACTGAAGCGCTGATTTAATTCAACGACGGTAACGTCATTCCCAATTTGGGTTTGTAGATATTGAATTAACAGATTGCTATTGTAGGGAGTGTTAACAGGCACGGGGAGTTTAGCTTTAAGGAGATGACGATATGTAACGACCCCGTTAGTAAGTTTACTGGACGCAAAGCCACGCTTAATTAAATTTTTGATGTGAGTGGTAAAGGATTCGAATGGGAAGCCGGGATAGTCAGATCGGATTCGATCAAAAATAAAACTTTTAGTTTGGTAGTTGTCGGTTAATCCACTTAACCAAATAATACGAATATTCGTTCCCTCTTTCGGTTCGCTCATTTTATTCCCCTAAGAATTTTTTGGTTAAGCATAGGTGACTTTTTTTATTTATTCAAGCTCCCATCTTTGATTGAATGTTTCCTCGCTATCATCCCCGCTAATAAACCAATCGACTCGCTGCAACATGTTAGCCGCTTGCTCTAACGCATCGGCGCAATCTATAAAACGTTGTCTCGTTAATTGAGAATGATCATCCCGAATAGCCTTTATTACCTCGCTTGCGCTATCCTCGATTTGATATTGAATATAATTAAAATGGCCACCGCTCACTTTTGATCCTCCGGTTTTTTAATCCAATGAATTCGTCCGCAACTAATGCAGCTTTGATAAAGCCCAATGATGACTTTATGTTTCACGATTTGATGGTCTTTTGTTAGACTACCACAAGGGCAAATCATATTCATTCCTAGTTGGCGCGGCCAGTAGGATTCGAACCTACAACCCACGGCTTCGAAGGCCGTTATTCTGTCCAGTTGAACTATGGCCGCTATTGGCGCGCTTGGCAGGATTCGAACCTGCGACCTGCGGTTTCGTAGACCGCCACTCTATCCAACTGAGCTACAAGCGCGAGGTCGAGTAATATAATCAATAACATACGATCATGCAAATTTACTATTAATTTGTGTCTTATTTTTAGCTTATTACATAAATCCATGAAATGTTCGTTTGTAAGTGGTTAAGAACTAACGAAAATAAATTAATTACGATCAATAGAGTAACTACCTACGAAGTAGTTGTTTAACCATTCCATGCGCTTCCCTTCACCTCATTCCACTTCCCGTTAACTCAAATAATTCCATATAATCTAACGTTTTAGATGGTTGTTGTTTCATTTTGTTTAACTTCGGTTCATTTCGTTTTTGGTTTATTTGTAGCTTATTTTTAGCCTGGAACTCAAGCTTAAAAAACAGTTGTCCTAGAGTAACTACTTTATGCTTGTAATTAAAAAAGCCTATGCTATAGTCAGTTAACCGAAAACTTAGGAGTTAACCGATATGACACTACGCCAGAAAACCGAAGCCTTTGCCTTTACCGATACTCGTTTAGACAAACTTACTAAAGAGTCCCTTCCGCTCAAACCCACCACCTATCGTGATACGAATCTCAAAGGGTTTACGTTGATCCGTTACCCCACAGGTAAGATTAAATTCAAGGCCTATAAGCGTTACCATCAAAGCAGCGGCACCCGGATTGATGTGGGCGAATTTCCTTTTATCACTTGTGCCGAGGCACGAGCTAAAGCGCTGAAATATTTGTCTGATATCTCTCAGGGTTTGGATGTTTACGATCAACTCAAAAAAGAATATCGCCATGCCACTCTTAAGGAGTTATGGTTAAACTATCAAGATACGTATTACATTAAAAAAGTCACGGACAAAAACCCCTCAACGACACATGATCGATTACGCAACGCTAAAAGCGTTTTTAAATCATGCCAGCCACTTCACCTAACGCAAATTAAACATTTAACCAGCGAAAAACTCATTCACTTCCACCAACATTACCCTTCACCGGTCAGTGCCGATAACATTATTAAAATGATTAGCGCTGTTTTGGGTTACCATAATATTCTACCCAATCCTGCCTTAGCCGTTAAATTCAATGGTAGTAAAATCAGAAGCAAATGTTTAAGTGAGGTGGATATCCAAAAGTTTCTGCCCGCCTTGTTTGCCGAAGCCAGTGAGGATATGCGGGATATCTTTTTATTATGTTTGTTCACCGGTCAACGCATTGGTTCGGTCATGGGTATGAAATGGTCTGACATTGATTTAGATAATCGTTGCTGGCAATTCATTAGTAAAAATTCTGACAATGAGGACGACCCGGTAAACATTGCCTTGATCGGTAAAGCACTGGCAGTGATTGCCCATCGGGAGTTTACCGCTCGACGCAATATCCCCTGGGTATTTCCCGCTAATACATTAACCGGTCATACCCGCCAACCTTCTAAGGCTTTTATACGGGTGTTGAAAAGAGCGGGACTGCCTCACGGTAGAGTGAAAGGGTTCACCCCGCATGATTTACGTCGTACGGCTGCGCAATGGCTAAAGAATGCTAACGCCAGCAATAAAGCGCTACTAACATTATTGGGTAATCGTTCAGAGAAAACGTTAGACCATTACACCAGCCCCGATTTAAAGATGATTCATGAACAATATACCGGGGTGGTGGACAATATGTTTGATATTGCCGGAGCAAATGATTTATTTAAGTCTATTGCTTCAACCGGCTAACCCGCTCCTCGGGTATGAGCTTTAATGTATTTATCCAGGTCGGTTTGTTGATAGCGTGTTGATTTACCGATCTTGATAAAGGGGAGTGATTGGGGTGCAGTACAGGCAAGATTATTTAAGTACCCTATCGAACACCCTAAGTAAACGGCGGCTTGTTGTCGGTTAAGTTTCATTACATTTATCCTTATCTAGCTGATTTAACGACTGGCTTTTTCCCGATATTCTCCGCACCTAATGATAGCGATAACGACTTTAAAAGCGCGGACTGAATTTAAACAGACTCTTTTTTAATGGCTAGGGTTTCCTCCTCCTCCTTATAACAATATTCACATTTTCTTGGAATGCCGCAACCTTCGCTCAAGTAACACCCGCAAAGCTCACAAAAATCCCCATTTAAAATCGCATCACTCATCATCATCAAATCCAAGATAATTATCGGGGATGTAACCCTCTATGACACATCGTTCAAAGTCAACGATGGTTCGATCTCCGGTAAGCGGCAATAGTGGGGCCGTCTAATGTGCCCTCATGTCCAGTAGCTAAAACTTCTGCATGGCCAGCAAAACAATAAGCGGTTCCACAGCCACGTTTTATATTCCAAGCATCTTGATCCCACGCCGCAAGATTACCTTTAATCCGTTTTAGCACCTTGCTGAAGTTTTCCTTGTTCAAGAAAAAATCATGCGCTGGTAGATGTCTTTGACTTTCTGTACGTCATCTTTGTTGTAATGGGCAACCTCCTCTACTTTTCCCGCCTTGACGTAATCCCACACCTTCGAGCCGTCAATGTCTCCCTTGCCTTCCATGCCTAACGCAAGACAAATCTTATTTAATGACCCACCCGCCTTATTCAACCCTGTCCATTCATACAGGGTATCGATGACATTGGGCGACCAGGGTTTGTCGTTATGGTACAGAGGGATGGGTGGGTTGATGTGATTAACCACACAACGTTGCCATAGAAACCGCAAATCAAAATCGCAAATGTTATGACCTACCCAAATAGGTTTACGGGCAAATCCATTGTTGTCGATAAGCTCTTTTGATACCGCCACAAAAAAATCGGCCAGCATCTTGCTTTCAGGTTGATTAAGCTCGCGGTAGACCACCCTGATAGGCTGATCTTCCACCCCCCATGCAATGGATATGATTTCGCCTGTCGTTCCTGAGAGAGAGGTTTTACGGTATTCCTTTTCAAAGGCCGCTTGCCCTTTTTCAACGATCCATTGTGCCTTGGTATCTTCCTTGGTGATGTTGCCCGGCGGTTTGATTGTCGCCCTAATCTGGTCAATCAGTATGAGGTTTTGTGTTGGGATAGTTTCAATATCAAAATAGACTTTCATTATCGGACTCCTTAAAAGGGAATGTCATCGTCAAATTCTACGGCGGTTTCTTTCGCAGCAGCGGCGGCACTTTCGGGAGGGGTTATTTTCTTTTGTAACCATTCCGGGAGTGATCCCCACCCTGCTAAATCGTCCGGTCCATAGACCACCAACGGATTTTCCGCCTGCATGACTGGCGCGCCTTTGGGCATGGAGACAATCGCTTTAATGTTGGCGTAGGTTTTATTGTTAGATTCGTTGTGGGTGATGTTTAACAGACAGGACTTACCCAAGACCTGGCTAATATCAAACCCTTCCAATTCTGCGCCGGTAAAAGCTCGACCACGCCAACCTTCCAAGTGCAACCTGAGATTGGCTTTTTCATTTAATGAGGCGGTATAGAAGTTGCCAATACTAAGGGGCCCTTCTTTCTCAACATCATCCACCGTGTAGGTGATTCGTTCTGCCGGTATTTCAAAACGTAAATAAACTTGCGGCTTAAACCCAAAGCTTTTGGTTTCTTGTTTCCCCATATCAACCACCATATTACAGATGGCAGTATGGGTGCCTTGGGGGGCGATGGCGAAGTCTCCCCCCGTCTCGCTAATATTAATAGCCATTGACTCTCCTATATATTGGGTCAGGTCGTTGTCGATTACATATTGTCCGATCTTGCTCATAATGGTTATAAAGTAGATGGGTAATCAATTGATAAAATTCATTCGGTTTGGCGTGATGAAAACATAATTCGAGTTCACCCGCTTGTTGTGAATTCGCCTGAGTAATGACATGACCTATAGTCTGGGTCGGGGCGCGAATAACTTGTTGTTCGATGGCAATCATTATATCCCTCATTTGATTTAGTAAATTAAAACTAGTTAACCCATACCATTTAATCAAGCCAAATTTCCTAATTTATTTCACTACGTTTCACTTCACTTCATTTCGTTTCCAGTCAGTTAATCGTCAATAAATTTAACGCGTGATTGGCTTGATAGATATAACCCACTGGACTATTTTGATTAATCTAAACCAAAAAAAGGAGAGGACTATTAATGACTGACATTACCCCTATACGATTAGGAATATCAACAGATGGCGGTTGTTTTCAGGAGCCAGGGGCCGAGCAATTGATGGATTACAAATTACAGACATTGAATGGTCTGTTCGAAATGTTTCATCCAAATTTGGCGCTTGGTGATGGTTATCAAAATGCCATCGCGGAGGAAATTTTGCCCTTTATCGGCACGGGTGATTTGGTGACAACATTAGAACGGTTTTGTCGCGTATCCAATAATCCCACCGAAGCGCTGCGATTATTCTATTCATATTGCATCGAAAATTTACCCGGATTGGAGACATAAAAATGGCGAGACCAACTAAGCAAGGTATCGATTATTTCCCTCTTGATTGTGTTTTTGATGACGATCTACAGTTATTTATCACGGAAAATGGAGCCGAATCGTTGGGGGTACTGGTCATAATATGGCAAATCATCTACCTAAATGAGGGTTATTATGCGGTCGTTGACAAGCGTTTACCGCTTAAAATTAAGCAGCGTTTATCGCTCGAAATTGGGCGAATTAATCACATTATTGATAAGGCAATTGAGTGGGGAATTTTTGACAAATCAATTTTCGCAAAGCACAAAATATTAACATCGAGAGGGATACAAAAACGGTATTTGATAGGTTCAAGACTCAAAAAATCAGTTACATTTTATACGGGTATTATGCTTATTGACGTTTCCAACGTTGGAAACGGGGTTAATGTTGTTGGAAACGGGGTTAATGTTGTTGGAAATGCCACAAATGTAAATGTAAATGTAAATGTAAATGTAAATGAATTTAAAGAATCGAAGAAATCCACCAAATCAACCAATCATTTGAATCAAATTCAAGATCAAATTCAAGATCAAATTCAAGATCAAACTCAAGATCAAATTCAAAATCAAACCCGTACTATCAAAAATCAAAATCAACTGATTCTTAATTCTGAAGATAAAGATATAATTAATAATGATAAGGAGGATGAAGGAGACATCCCCACCCTGAAAGTCAAGGTCCTAGATTCCCCAGCCGGTAGCGGGCGCGCCAGTAAGAAAAAACGTGATATTTTTGTTGAGCCAACGCACCAGGAAATTAGGGATTATAAAATCGAGACGCGGCTGATTAATCTGGATGTCGAAATGTTTTATGACCACTTCGAAGCGAACGGATGGCGAACAGGAGGCCACGGGGGGGTGCCAATGAAATCGTGGAAAGCGGCGGCCCGAAACTGGAATCGTCGAGACTTTGGTCCCTCAAAATATCAACGCGCTAAAACCCAAGATGAAAAAGACCAGGACGAGCTGAACGAGCTTGGCCGCCAGTGCGCGGAATACTCGTCATGATTTCAGACGACGATTGGCATTTTGTGACGGAATGTTTGGCGGACATGCAAAAACAATCCGAACGGTTCGGGAGTGCTGTCGAAAATTTGATGATTGCCCCCGAATCGCCGCTGGTCGATCCGATGGGGCGAACCGAGGGCATGTTAATCGCGGCATTGAGCCGTTTAATTTGCGACGAAAGCGAATCCCTAGCCTGGTTTGTTTACGAGTGTGATTTTGGTCGTAATCCAAAACAGGCAGGATTTGAAGGCAACATGAAATTGATCGACTCAATCGAAACATTGCGAGAGTTGATCACCGAAGCGGATTTTCGCTGAATAAACCAAATCACCGTGAGGCTATCTGAGCTACGCTCTATGCGACGATCAGGAAAAAGGCCTACCTTACCATTGGTTTTTAGTTTTGTCGGCGCTATAGTACTCGAGAACGCCGTATTTGTGGTGTTTGAAGATGATATGCGACCAGTTATGGGTTTAGATGTGATTTTGGCCATCCACGAGACAACATCCATCGATTTGATCGTTGATTTGTTATTACGGGTTTATCGGGTGAATGTCAGTGGGGTTGACTTTTGGTATCCCCAAACGGGGGATCGCTGGTCGGTGCTGACAAACGGCAAAGCGGATTGGAAAAATATCACCGAAGAAGGGGATAAATTGATTTTATGATTACCGTCAAAGATGCGCAAATAGACTGGTCAAAATGGGAAAATGTGCCGGAAGATTCGTGGCGAATTAAGCCCGCGTCAACATGGTGTGGCGAGGTGCTCGAGTCTATCCATAATCCAAAATTACTCAAAGGGGCGATATTGCCCTGGAGTCGCACCCATCGTGATGTGAGATTCGCACAAGGCGAAATGACATTGTGGGGAGGGATTAATGGGCATAAAAAATCAATGGTGCTGGGTCAAATTATTTTGGGATTTAATCAACAAAACGAGAAGGTTTGCATTGCTAGTTTAGAAATGCAGCCAGTAAAAACCCTAAAACGGTTAACCCATCAAGCCACCGGTATGGATAAACCCTCGGCGGAATTTATCCAGGTTTTCCATGATTGGACCAATAAAAAATTATGGCTCTATGACCAGACTGGGACGGTTAATCACAACCGGGTGGTTGGGCTGACTCGTTATTGTTTTTCGGAATTGGATATTGATCATATGGTGATTGACTCAATGATGAAATGCGGGATTGCTACAAAGAATCATGATTTGCAAAAAGAATTTATTGACCAATTATGCGCGGTGGCGAAGGATTTTAATAAACATATCCATTTGGTCGTGCATACCCGCAAAGGCGAATCAGAATATTCAAAGCCGGGCAAACATGATGTTAGTGGGTCGAGTGATATCACTAACCAGGTTGATAATTTATTTATCATTTGGGATAACAAAAAGAAACACGAGGAAATGAAAAAACCACAACCGGAAGAACATTTGCTCAATCAACCGGATTTATTATTGATGTGCAAGAAACAACGTAACGGCGACTGGGAGGGGCAAATCCCTTTGTATTTTATTAGCGGCAGCCTGCAACACGTGGACAACCGGGCTGGCCGGTCAATGGATTTGTGTGGCCTTAATACGTTAAGTTTAGTTGCCCATGGATTTTAGATTAGTAACTACAGAAAATAAGGCGGAATTATGGCAGTGGTTAATCGATACCGATCCTGAAATGGCCAAACATATTCAGCATTTTAAAAAGGTGTTTGGCTCATTTGAGGCAATAGCAATGGGCGAAAAAAGAAAGGAAAAAACCGATGCGGGCTAAATATAGACCAAATTTAACTTGCGGTAATTTATCAATAGATGCAGTAAAACAATTATCCAAAATAGACGGATTGATCACCTATTATCAACGCTATAACAGGGCAATAAAAGCCATCACAATGTACGAGGTCTCATGGAGTTTAGTGGAGAAAGATTTAAGGAAAAAAACAAAAGACAAGGAGTCTTTGCTTTCCCATAATTACCGGAATTATCAATTAATCAGCGGCAGAAATACCCTTTATTCATGATCCACGTGGAACAAGAAAGGAAACAACTATGAGCGAAGCAATGATATTAGATGCGGTCAGTGGTAGCTGTAAAACGATGGTGGATAATACCCTAAGAATTACATTTGATTTTGAACCCAACCAGGCTTCAAAAGCGTTTGCTTTATTCGGCGAGAGAGGAACCCCCGCCGCGATTGCATTATTAACTAAAGATACGGCGGTCAATGCGTTACGGCAAACACAGATCAAAAAACAAAAAGGCGATTATGGCCAGTATGCCCAGGCGCTTTATCGTCAAGGTTTTTTAATCGCGCCACCCGTCTTAATTCAGCTAGGCTCGGACAAACAATATCGGCAATGGATACAAACGCAAAAGAGCGTTTTTTCAGGCGATTATTCCGAGTGGATACAGGGTGAGGGTCGATGTATTGCCGCCCATGTTAGACGCGCAGGGGAGGCCGGAACCAGCTTTAAACCGGTCTACTCTTGTATCCCCTTAACCGATTCGGAGCACCAGCTACAACATCAACAAGGGGAGTCGGCATTATTGGGACTGGATTGGGAGAATGAGAAACATCAATATTTAGTTAAATGGGCAAAGTCACGAATCTATGAAATATTTAGTATTGAATCGTTAACTCAGTTACACCCGTATAAATTATTGCAATGGTGTGAAAATAATGGCCTGGTGAATTATTTACCGCAAATATATCGAGAGGCACGAACATGAATTCTATTGTTGAAACGTTGCAGGACAGAGGCAAATTATACGGGGAGTTTCATTATCATGCCAAAATCACTCAGAATATTAAAAGGGCGATGGCTGATAGTCCAAATTGGTTAACCATCGGGGATGATAAACGGGAGGCTTTAGAAATGGTCGCACATAAAATAGGACGTATATTAAATGGAGACCCTGAATATCGTGATTCTTGGCACGACATTATTGGATATGCGATGTTAATCGAAGAAACTTTGTCGGAGTAATCGTAATGGAACCAATTAAAATAAACGATAAATACAGTTTTAAGCGGGGCGCTGATACCTGGGATTTGTATGAGTCTGTCGGCAAAAAAAATGGGATGCGAAAGACATACCACGCCAACCTAAATCAACTTTTTAAAAAATTATTAAGTGACGGGGTCATCGAATGCGAAACAATCCATGAGGTCATCGAGCACTTTAATCTGTGTGTCGAACAAATTGATTCTTGCCTCGAAGGGTATTCAATTGATCAGAGGGTAAGGGGATGACTCAATACAAAACAAATTATGACGGGGATTTAATTAACAAGGCCTTTGCTGATGTCAATAATATTGAGTTAAATATGAATGATGTGTTTAGTTTTGCATGTGCAAATAACGTGCTAATAGACGGCAGTTATTGGTGGTTGTTGATTGATTTATACGCCCATTTCGGAACAGACGGACATATCGCGTTAGCGAGTCGAATCAGACAAGAGGAGCCATTAAAAATCACGACTCAATTTATACAGGCCCAGCAATATATTGACTCATATTGCCTGGATTATCGGCTGGTTTCGGGAGAGTGAATGCATATTCAGATCGAACTACCATATCCACTGCCAACCTGGAATCGAATTTTGGCGATGAACCACTGGCAAAGAAAAAAACTGAGGGATTGGATACACGCGTCGCTGTTACAGTTACAAGTTACCGACGGCGAGGACATGACCCTGATGGCATATCACTTAAAGCCGTCCTGGATGGCATTGTTCGCGCCGGAATATTACCAGATGATTCGACCGACCAAATCAAAAAAGTCTGCTTTGAAAGTAAAATCATCGGGAAAAAAGAGCCGGAAAAAACCGTTATCACACTCACGACTGAGGGCTAAAAAATGCAAATAACACGCGATTACACAAAACAGCGTTTACATGAGTGGGGCACCTGGTTACGTTCTGCCCGGTCACCCAACCAGGGGTATTCAATCAGTCAAATGGATTCGCCGTTGACAAAAAAACGGAATGTTAAAGCGGTTTATCGGTCCGAGGAGTCGGAAAATCTGGATATAATCATGAGTTTTCACATGGAGCGCAATCTCATTAATATTTTGGAATTGAGTTTTGCGGACCAGGTCCCTAACATGATTGCCTCGGCGCGAAGTGGTTGTAGTATTCGCAGTTATACTAACCGGCGCAATGAGGCGATTAGTATGTTAACGGGTATATTGTCGGTTATCTATCATTCCGATATGTTAAAGATTGCGTAATTCTTGGGATTCAAAATCTTTGCGTTGTTGTTCCAGGCTGGCCAGCACATTGTCAAATAATAATAACTCGGGGATGTGTTCAATATTTAATAATATTGCGGGCCTGCCGGGGGGTTTAATTTCGATGGTGATGATTTTATTCATTATTTTAGCCTAAATTAGAGTATAAGAGCTTGACACAGTACCGATAAAACGCTAATTTTAATCTATACTTTGATAGGTATGACTATTGATTGCATCTTCTAGTAAATTCAAGTTAGGGGGTAGGCGTGAAACCTTGCCTCTTTTTTTTTTGACCCATATTTATCTATAATAACCGAATCCTCTTAATGTGTCCTAAGCGCATTAAATAGGCTAGTGCGGGCTTGAGGATATCGGCCTCAACCCCGTGCGTCCTAATAACAAATGTTCTGCCAGTGCCCATTCACCAGCATATATTTACAGCCGGTCGCCCCTAGTGGCGGTAAAGCGATGGATTCTAACGGCTTTATCCCGGGCAAATGGGGCGACTGAATTGGCGAGATATTGATCGAGGGTAGATCGTTTGATCCTTGACAGACATCAACATAACCACAATTTACCCCGTCACAAACATAGGATTTCAAACAATCCGCGCCAACATCGTACGAAATAAGTAAAATAATGATAAACGCCAGGGAATTTAAAGCAAATAATGTTTTAGCGACATGATGATTGATGTAAATTTGTTTTTTCATAATAAATCCTAAAAGTGCGGGTTGTTGATATCATTTTTAACCATTTGGATTAATTTAATGATGGTTGTGTATGTAAATTGGACGGATCGCACGATCAAACCAAGCATAAAATGCAGGTTATAAAGCACAGCTCCAATTAACATCGGAATGAGTAGAAAACTATTCATATCGATAAATAGGTTTATATTGTTAATTATATTATCCATTAGTAGTTGGTCTGGCTGGGTTAACTTCAATAATTGATTTTAAAATAGGTTTCCATTTTTTCCAGAACTCCAATGCATTATCGTCCATGCGATTTATTTCATGGTCAGAAAAATTAAACCAATCTATAATTGTATGTGTTTCGTCACATATAGATAAATGGGTACTCGTATAATTAGCTATCCATAGCCCACACTGTACTGTAATTATATTTATGCTATTACCTATAACATTATTAAGATTAGCATTGTCCAGGTTGGCATGAGATAAATCAGTACAGCTTAGATTAGCACCATCCAAGTTGGCGTGAGATAAATCAGCATATTGCATATTGGCGTTGCTAAGGTTTGCGCGAGTCAAATCAACATATTTCAGTGTAGAATGGCTTAGATTGGCATATTCCAGATTGGCATAGTCAAGATCGGCCTCCTGCAAATCGGCCCCTTTCATCCCAGCACTGTGCAGATTGACCCCATGCAAATTAGCTTTATGTAGATTGGCTTTCAGCTTTAAACCCTGAAGCAGAGCGAGTCTTATTTTCTCACTAATGGTTGCTGTCTCACTGCAATCAATTGTAGCCGTGAATTGTACGTCACCTGTATATTTATTTTTTATGTCAAATTTATCCATTAGATTGCCTTTTGCGGATTGGATTAAACGGGCCTTGTTGCCACTGAGTATATTGTGATTCGGTCAGTTCATGGCCTTGGTAGAGGAACTCGACATACTCTACCCAGGCTATATTGATTTGATCTATTGATCCTTGGCTTAATAAATCATGATATAAAGCTTTGAAGGTATGGATGGCGTATTTTTTACGCATTTAAAGGGCAAGCGCCAGGCCGGTTTCTGACTCGAATAAGCAGGTTAACTGCTCGGCGTAAATACCGCTTGCCGTTGATCGTGTCGTCTCGTTAAGTGCTTTTATATAGCTAAAGGTCATGGTGTAAGTGTCGTTATTTTAATTTCCTAAGTTTTACTTTCCAGTGGTGAGGTTTAGCTGGTGTAACAACCATTATTTTAACGTAATGGATTGAATCCCCGTGTGTATCATGCGCGAATAAGGTGGTAAATTTCACTTTTGATTTTGTGCGCGTGCAATAAGATTGAGCTAGCACACAAAATTTATTTGCATCACCCTTTGTTACTTCGTAAATCGCCCAGTCCCCTACGGGTAAGCGGATCAAATCGCCGATGGCAATATATCCGCTACCATATTTGTATTGATGCATTTTATTTATTATCTAAATCGTTTATAAGCTCAATCATTTGCGCCTTTGTATAGATATAATTATCTGCAAGGTTGGCCAATAGCGCTTTACAGTTACCTAAATTATACAAATATTCATCATTCGAAACGATTAATGTTAATTCGCGATCTGTGTATTGTCTGATATCGGTTTTCATGGCGGTGTGTCCTAAGTTTGTGTGAGTTGTTATAAGTAAGTATACTCTTAAAATAGAGTATGTCAACTAATTAATACATGGTGTAGCGTTAATGCGGTTTCATCGTCAAAAAGATCCTGCAATACGGATAGCTGCATAATTTCTTTGACGCGTTTGGGTGTCGCCATCCTGCCAGCAACCCAATTGTCGATATGTTTCATCTCGTAAAATGTCTGTAATTGTAGATTGACATGAGTTAGTGCAATCCGTTTGACATTTGCGATTGATTGAGAGCGGCTACGATGATTGTCGAGATAGCAATTAATCAATGATTTACCTCGCATTTGCTCAATCATTTCGCGCCCCGTTTTAATGTGACGGGTTTTGATAATTGATCGACTATATCGTTATACATACACCAGTAGGCAATCTGTCGATTAAGCTCGCTTAGATCGTCAACAATCAACGCCCTGGCCGCTTCTGATCCATATTCGTCGATAAAATAATCTGGGCTAGATGACCATAAAGCCACTGATAGACTGTAACCATCCCCAATATGCCAGTGGTGGCTAACGATTTGATAGTGAATCGCTTCTTGTATGTTTTCCTTCGCATCTGATAAATGTCTAATTTGTTTTAGGAAATCTATATTTTGCATTTTATTTACTCCTAAGTTAGTGGTTGATAAAATTAAATACAGAGTGTCCCTTATCTATCTGAATATCACGATAGACAAACAAGCCTTGAAAAAATGCTTTCAGCGTATTGTCACTCATTTCATAAGCGCGATTATTATTTATGCTTGTCCGCCAGCCTTTAATTTTAGATTTGGTCGTTTTAATGCCGCCTAGTCTAAATATTTCAATTAATAAATATCGATCTTTAGCTAGTCCAGTTAAATGCAGTATTGTTTGAAATGTTTCGTTATTAGTCATAGTTATATATCGAGCTTGGTTTCCATTTTGGAAAACTGATGTTTCATGCTTTCGCTAGAAAATGAAAATAGAAAATAATTGTAATTTAAGTTGTAAGAAACTACAAAATGACAAAATGAATTTAGCTGATACTCAGATACAAAATTATTTTTATATCGTGCTTGAGTTTCTTTAACAAAACCAAAATAATTAAAAGTATATAAAAAATTACCTTTAAGTGTTTTCCGATAAAAGAACCGTTTTTCTAACTTCGAAAAACACGCTTGGGTTAGTATTAGTTTCATCTTTGCGTTAATGCGCCGTATCGTATCTTCAAGAACATAATAATTGATAGCGATTGGCGTTACAGTATTGCAATCTCGATCTATCAAATTCTCAATAAAAAACACACTTCGATTCAATAGAATTTTATCTAAAACAATTGCAGTCGTTTTTTTGCTCAATATATTATTAAACAGACTAGTTAATTCAGATTTTACTTTTGTATGTAATGCAGTAGTGTCGGCACTATATCTAATGCCCATACCGCCTTTCATTTCGTATGTTTCTAACGTCATACCGTTTTCTAATTTCATGCTAATTTCTCCTGTGCGGGATTTGTCTGCCTGTTCGGCAGGTATATATTAATGGCTCAAATGATGTACCATATATTTCTAAACTGCCTGCTCGGCAGTAAACTATTGAATATAAACAAAATGTTATATTTTATAAACTGCTTATTCAGTAGAATTTTATTAAGCACTTATATACTCTATAATATTTGATAGTGCCATTTCATTTTCTCCTATTTATTTTTCATTTCATTTATCCTTTATCAATCGAGAAAAAATATCTCTTTTTAGCATTGCTATTATGATTTTTGAACGTAGTAATCGCACTATCAAACTCACTGTCACTAACACTAGTCAATTTAATATTATTGTCAGCACAATATAAGCACAACGTCTCGTAGTAATTAATATTTTTGCGATTATCTATTTCTATTGAGTTAGATATATTAGCGAAACTTGAAAAATTCATTCTTTCAGATAATGTCATTTTATGTCACTCTGAGCTGGTTAGTTGCTGTCGATGTATTAACTATACTCTATTTTAAGAGTTATGCAACTACAATCTACTATACAAGCGTATTTAATTAAATAGCGCATATCAAACAGTGAGTTAATGACAGTAATAAGCTAAAGCTAAAGAAAGGATTATCATCATCATGAGTAAACTAGTCAGCAAGCTAAAGACATTAAGTCAACGAGATTTACAGCAGGTCTCTTACGACACACTAACGAGAGCAGACAATATTTCATGCAGTTTAATTATGCCCGAGTTCGAATCATGCAACTCAAGTCGCTTCTCTAATGAGTTTAAATTACAAGCAGTGGCAGTGTTCTCGATCACCGGCATAATCAAGCTAACAGCCCGTGTAATGGGGGTTGTAGACAAAACAATACGTGATTGGAGTAAAACGGAGTGGTGGACTGACTGCGAAAATCAGGTGATATTAGTAAATTCTAATATATTCAATGCGAGGACTGCAAATCTAATAAATCAAGCGTTTGATAGCGTCGAAAAACGCTTAGAAAACGGGGACTTCGCAAACTTCGACGACGACGGCAATCCTCGACTTAAGCCTGTAAGCGCAAAAGATTCGGCAGTGATTGCAGGCATTATGTTTGATAAACAACGCATTAACAACGCATTATGCAACAATATCACCCAAGTTAATCACACGCATCTCATTGATATTAAAGGACAATTCGAGGGTATGTCAGCAGAACGAGTAATTCAAGGAGAAATAGAGTAACTACTTAATCACTAGCTGTCCTATGATCGTAAGTTATTGATTTTATTGATCCCCAAACGCACACAAACGTCGATAAGCTACAAATAAGACACAAAATAACCCTTTTACGTTCTGAGCAATTATTATTTCGACCCCTACACTTAGTATTAAATCATTGTGATAATGTCACCAGCGCTTTCTGAGGGGGTGGGGGGGGGCAAAATAACTCGATACAGAAATACCCATCACCCCCATTCGACAACTCCACCATTTTCAAAAGCAACTTAATGCTAATTGGCAGCACCATTTTCAAAAGCGGCTTAATTCTACAAAAAGCAGCCTAATCCTGAGCGGCTTAATGCGACTAGAGCGCCACCTAACGCCATCCTCAATAGCGCCTTGATGCGACTAAGCTTCCTGAATTCTGCTAGAAAGCGCCCTGACTGACTCGTCGCGATAATGAATAGTCTCTGCCTGAGGGTGGGTCTATTGACCGAGTAACGTTAGGTTGATTCGGGGCTGAATGGCTTTGTGTCTATGGCTAAGACCTTGGTTTTGCTGGAGGGTATAAAGGGAAGAAGGGGGTTGTACTGGGCTATTGGGGTGAGGGGTTGACTTTGGGAGACCGGGTTTGACCTGGAAAAAAGCGTCAAAATGACCCGATTACGTTAGGTCGGGAAAATGAGAATGGCGCTGTAGAGGGGTTGAGTTACAAAACCTACGGGGGTTATAAAAAGGGGATTGGGCTATTTCGTAAGGGGCTGAAATGAATATAATATCGATAAGTGGGGGTAAGGATTCGACGGCAATGGGGTTGCTTGCAAAGGAAAGGGGGGGGGTGAATGCCGTTTTATCTTTGCCGATACGGGCAATGAGCATCCATTAACATATGAATATTTAGATTATCTTGAGCAATTCTTCGGCTCAATTGAACGAATTAAGGCTGATTTTAGTCGGCAGATACAGGTGAGGAAGGATAATTTACGTTCTCACTGGCAGGGGGTTAGGGCGGATGAGTCAAGGGCAAGGGCTAATTTAACAGAGCGGGAGGATGACCCTGACCTTTGGGGGCTGTCGATTTATCGACCTATCCTTAATTGGTCGGTGGATGACGTTTTCGCGCTCCATCGAAAGCATAAGGTTAAACCTAACCCACTGTATAAGTTAGGCATGGGGCGGGTGGGGTGTATGCCCTGCATTCATGCCAGAAAATCTGAAATAAGAGAAATTGCCAACCGGTTCGAAGATCAAATCACCAAGATAGCGTATTGGGAGAAATTGGTTTCTGACGTTTCTAAGCAGGGCCATGTGAGTTTCTTTTCGGCCGACAAGACGCCCCCTTTGAAAGAGGCGACGCAATGGGAGCAATTTTGCCGGTCTACGGTTCATAAGGTAGTGGTATGGTCTAGGACAGGAAAAGGGGGTAGGGTTGAGGATGATAATCCCTTGGAAGTAAAGTCATGCCAATCATTGTATGGCCTTTGTGAGTAAATGGTTTGATCAACTCTTGGGTTGGTTGTTTCTGCTGGGTTTGATTGTGGGCGTGGGGTTGATCTGGGTGGGGTTGGAGTTATGGTTAGCGCGGTAATCTTACCTTGTAAGGGAAGTCTAATTGGCATAAGAGGGCTTTGGGACGAACGACAATCAATTCGCCTACCCCTTGATAGCGTGCTTCACAGGCGAAATAGAACGCCGTTGCCTCGCCGTAGAGGTTGATAGAGAAACTTTGTCGTTTCATTTTGCCTTTGTGTTGGATATGGGCTGTCCAGGAATGAAAAGTTTTACCATGTTGGATGTTTTTACTTCGAACCACCCCGATACAAATCCCGGCAGGTTTGAAGGCTTGAAAGGTGCGACGAAAATGAAGCCCATGCAGTGTCATGATTCGGTCACGCGCTTCAATTGCCAGTAATTTTGAACGGTTGACGCCGTCTAGTTTGATAAAATTGAATTGGCGGTCAAGCAGCATTTCCCCACCCACTCGAACCCTGACACGCCAGGCTTTAGGTGTGCGCAAGATGTATTTCATTGTTGCCATAGAGGGTTCTGATTTCCTTTGTTCGTTGCTTTAATAGGTCGATGGATTCACGATTAATTTCGAAGTTAATGGGTTCACGATTGACGTCGAAGTTAATGGGTTCATCTAATTCGGCGGCGACTAACGCCTGGGCAAGGAAGGTCATATAGGCCGACCCATAACCATTTCGGGGTCCCCCGGTCGAGAAGTGATTTTCGTTGTTCTCACATTTTTTAGGGTCATCATACGAGAGATAGGCGCGACAATTAAAAGGTCGAACAGCGTATATCTTGCATTGCCCGCTTGCACGAGAAAGGAAGGGACAGTAATCGATTTCATCCGGGGGTGGGGTGGGTTGTGTGTTGATTCCGATGAATAAGGCCTCGATGGGGAGGATTTCCACTTTAACCTTGCAGCACCATCGGCAGCCTTGGGTGCAGGTATGGGGTTGGTGACGATTCCAATCATCGACGGCTTGGTAGATGACGGCCACTTTTTCTAACCGGTTTAAGGCGTCATATTCTCTTGTTTGTAGGTATTGAAAGACTTGGTTGGCCTTCTCTACCGATTCAGGTGGCACTTTAAGGTCTAGGGTCATGAGCAACTCGTATTCAGGTCGGTTAGAAAATTCAACAACAAGATGACCGTTAAGGCAAAATTCAACCAGACTGACCAGCGAATAGCGGTTTCCTTATGGTGAATCATCGTTAGCTGGGATTGAATATGACGTTCCAGGAACTCGGCTTGTGAGACGATGGTGTCGGTCGCCTCGATCAGTTTGCTTTCTCGATCATTCATACAATACGCCTTTTAAATAGTAGGGAACCGTCGGCCGACAAGGGAGTGACGATATCGGCCAAAGAACCGATAACCCCCCATTACGTTGGTAGCGGGCTTGACAAGCCAACTGGAAGGCCTTTTTAGCACCCCATTTGGTGATCGCAAAGGATTTACCCCAAACTTTACCCTCAACCCGACCGAGGGCTTTATAGGCACCATCATCATCAACACGTCGAGGGTCAACGGCGAATTCGATTCCCACAACCCCCGTCTTGTTTCGCCTCATTGTTTGGTAAGGGTGACGTGAGTTCTCTTTGCTGAGGTGGGGTATTGCCATCTTCAGTAACCGTTTAGAGCGGCCAGTTTGGGCGGCGGTCAAGGCCTTTTTCTTCCCGCCCCATTCACTAAAGGGGTAGAACCGGGTTGGCTTTAATCGAAGTTGATAGCCGTTGCTATGTTCTGAAATATATTTACCTTTTTGCATAAATTTTCACCTTGACCTTTTCGTAGGGAACGGTCGGTTTATAGGGTAATGAACCCTTGACTTGCAATATGCCGCAACCGTCAAAACGAACCTCACAAGCTAACTGAAAGGCCGCTTCATCCCCGTATTTATGGGCGGAGAAGGCTTGTCGTTTGCCTTGGATAAAGGCGCACCAGATGGTGGAGTATCGTTGGTTGGTATTCAGGCTTGAGTAACGGGAGATACCCACAATCGGGGAAAAGGGGGCATAAGGTGCGCGGCTGGTTTTGACGCCTTCAATGGCCACACTGAGACCGAGTTCTAAGCGTAATGTATTGCGATGCGCAATAGCGGCGGCCTGGGCTTTTTTTATCCCGCCCCATTGTTTGAAGGGGAAGTTTTGACAGTAGAGGTGGTTTTCGGCTTGTATTTCACACACCCAGCTATGGGGAGTTCGGTAGACATTTCTCATTTTCAGTTCCTAAGTTTTCAATCATCTTAGTCAATAAAACGCAAGAAAGGAAGGTTATGGAGTACTACGTTAAAAGAGAGGGGTTGTTTTTTACCTTGGTGTTTTTTGATCCTAAAGGGGTCACCGCTGTTAGCCACGTGATGGGGCAGGCCATTGGTCAGACCGTGACCGATTTTTGGGGAACCGAACGACGAGATAATTTACCCGATGATATTAGGATAGACAATGGATCAGTCCATATTCGCCGCCCACAAGGCGACGCTATTAAGGCAACGCGAGGAACTCAACGCTCAAACACCCAAGACCGACGCCGAGTTCAAGGAAGTCAGCGCCAAAAGAGCGCTAATACGGGTTGAACTTAAGGGGATTAGCGCTAAAGAAAGGGCCTTAGCCAAAGTTAAAGAGCAGGCACTGGCCGAATCATTACTCTCGCCCGAGGAGCGAATGGCCAAGGTCGAGTCCACCATCGATCAGCGCCTAGCCACCAAGGCCCGTCAAAAGGCCGAGCGCGCCGAAAGGGATAAGGTTCACCATGTTAGGCGTGACAAAGAGAAAAAAGCCAAGCGCGAAAATGAGGAGGCCAAGGCCGAGCGTAAGCGCAAGCAATTGGCCAAGATGTACATTGAGAATAAGCAGAAAAAAGCCTTAAAACGCAAGGCCGATCCCATTACCTGGCAGACTATTTCCGGCTTTACCGAGTCGGTGCTCGCGGTGCGTTACGACGAACCTAAACCTATCCCCAACCATCATTTGGAGATGTGGAAGCTGTGTACGTCCGATGAGACGCAAGTGGCTATCGCCGCGCCGCGGGGTTCGGCAAAATGCGCTCACGCAGATTCCATGGTTGCGATGGGGAATGGGGGGCGTAAAGCCATCAAGGATGTTTGCGTGGGCGATAAGGTGGTGACGTTAACGAGCCATTTACGACAGACAATATCAAGGGTCACTCGCAAATGGATATCGGGGAATAAGCCTTGCCTGAAGATCACCTTCACTTCTGGACGCGAAGTGAGGGTCACCAAAGACCATCGCCTATTGGGGTTTGATCAATGGGTTGAGGCAGGCAAGCTCAGTGTCGGTGATCGCATTGCGGTCCCTCGCAAACTCATTTCACAGTACCGCAAAGAACAATTAAAGGATGATGAAGTTATTTTCCTTGCCCATATTTTTGCTGAAGGTGGCTGTACGTCGAGACAGGTTCGGTATACGAATTTTGATGAGGAAACGCAGCTAGATTTTTTTAAGGCTTGTTCTGGATTAGGGTTTACTTATTGTCCTGTGACCATTCGACAAGCCCCCATCCAGGGGCAGTTTCGCGTTCAAAAAGCCAACCCATTAGTCAGACAAAACGGCTTGGATTGTAAGTCGATTTTTAAGCGGGTGCCTGAAAAGCTATTCACCGCTTCACCTCGGCAAATAGCCTTATTTATATCAAGAGTCTTTGCGACCGATGGTTGGGTTGGGGTAAGTCGGGGCGAGGCGGGAATAACTTTAGCGACCCGAGAGGGGGTTAAGGATTTATTTCATTTGTTACTCCGGCTAGGCTTTAATCCCCGCTTAAGAGAGCGCCCGAATCATTGCCATGGGGCGTTGGCGGTCGTGGTGGGCGGGATAGCGGATATCTCTCGCCTGGCCGCCATTGGTATTCTCCATAAGACGGACAAATTAAAGCTCATCCTTGCTCGATTGGATCAATCCTCTGTTAGTCCATACCGCACGGCGAATGTCGATACGATCCCCCCTCAATGGAGGGACCGATTATGTCATTCAACCCATTGGTTTAGACGGTACGGCTTAAGGGTTGATAATCATTATTCAACCACTCGTCATAAACTCATGGCGGTTGCCTCTCTGGAAGGGAACCCCGACCTGAAGTTACTGGCCAACTCGGATGTGATGTGGGATAGGGTTCAGTCGATTGAACCGATAGGGGTTCATCCTACGATTGATATCGAAGTCGAAGCCAATCACAATTTCATGCTGGATGAGGTGGTCTCTCATAATAGTACGGCCGTCACTTTCGCCTATGTGTTGGCCAGTGTGTTATTCGAAGAACATGCCCATGTGTTGTTGCTGTCAGCCAATGAGGAGTTGGCCAGCGGATTTTTGAATGATATTCGGGTCGAGCTGCATGAAAACCCGATTCTACGTGGTCATCCTATCCTTGGCATAAAGAAATTCATTAAGGAACGTGAGACCGAGTTGATCGTAGAAAAACGATCCGGGTTTCGCTTTCGCATTATCGTTAAGGGAGCCGAGCAACGGATGCGCGGCATGAAGTGGGAGCGTAAACGACCCAGTTGGGTGGTGGCCGATGATTTGGAAGATGAAGAATTAGTCTGTAGCGAGTTAAGACGGACCAAATTCCGTCGTTGGTTTTATGGGGCGGTCAAACCCATTATTCGAGACGGCGGTAAGATTCGGGTGGTCGGGACGATCATGCACATGGATTCGTTGTTGATGCGGTTTATGCCCCCGAACAAGGACGAAAAGACGGTCTTTACCCCCTTAAAGGTCTACTCAAAGGATATTCGAGCCTGGAAATCCGTCCTTTATCGCGCCCATAACGAAGACTTCACCGAATTGTTATGGCCACAGATGTACTCCGAGAAACGGCTCAGGGAGATTCGCCAAGATTTTGCCGAGCAGGGCATGTTGGACGTTTACGGTCAGGAATATCTGAATGACCCCATCGATCAAACCACCGCCTATTTCCACAAGGATGATTTCTTGCCGATGGATGAGGAGGATAGGCTCAAGCATAAAACCTATTATTGTGCCGGGGATTTAGCCATCACCGAAAACAAACGTTCCGCTTATACGGCATTGGGAACGGGTGGGATGGACAGTGATGGGATTTTGCATCTAGTGAATGTGCGAAGGGGACGTTGGGATTCGTTAAAGATCAGTGATGAGATATTTTCACTTTCCAGACGGTATTCCCCCGACACCTTCCGGTTAGAATCTGAGAATATCCAAAAAAGTATTGGCCCGTTTTTATTCAAGCGCATGGATGATGAGCAGCATTACATTAACCTCGATGCCAAACCCCCGACCAAGGATAAGTTAGCCCGGGCGCAATCGATTCGCGCCAGAATGAGAGCCGGGAAGGTTCGATTCGATAAGGAGGCCGATTGGTATGCCGATTTCGAGGAGGAGTTACTTCACTTTCCTAAATGGCCGTATAAGGATCAAGTCGATATGTTTGCCTGGATGGGCTTGATGTTGGATGACATGGTGGAAGGTCCGACCCAGTCTGAATTTGAGGAGGACGAGTGGGAGGGGGAATTCAGTGAAGGGTTTATCGAGGAAGGGGTTTGTGAGATGACGGGGTATTAACGTGGCTGTCCACTTCCTCCTGCATGAGCTTCATTTCGATATCCATCGTGAAATTACAGTCGGTTGTGCGGGGCACAATGACAGAGATCATTTTATCAATATCCAGATCAGTCCCCAAAAATTGATTCACCGTTTGTGCGGTTCGACGACCAAACAGGATTAAATCTTCAAATGAAATAACCTGAAGATGGCGGCTGACTTTTTTAAGTGATTTGATGCCGGTTTGCGTCTCACTGGGCGCGGATTTCATCATCTTTATAATACGACTGCCATCTTTAAGGGGGGGGGGAGGTCGGGATAAAGGTTGCGCGCAATAATATGTTGAAACTTAAAGGTGGATTTGGCCTGCTCAAGCGGGTTGCGTTCTAGCCAGATAAAATAATAGTTAGCGGGCAAGAACTTGACGTGGTGAGGCAGGAGGACCTTGGTGGCCTTATCGGTTTGTTGGGTTAACCATCGAGCGTTAAAGTGGTTCATCGCCCCGTTAGGATGTTCATAGGGCGGGGCTTCCCCGGTACAGGTTAGCCCACCGGCATGTAGCATTTGCATCATGAGCGAACTGCCGCAACGCCCTAACCCGCAAACAACAATGATTTTATCTTTCATAGTCTTGGATATCCATTACGCGTGGATCACAACCCAACTCCCAAGGAAAAACCCCTTTCTCGTCGGGCATGATGATTTGCCGTACTCGATAGTCTGAGTGACCATAAAACTGGCGGGCTTGGTTGGTATAGGAGAATTTATTCGTCGTCCTCTCCCTTAAGGATAAGGGGACGGTAGCGAGATCGTGGATTAGGTCTTTATCCTGATAGGTTTCCCCATTGACTAATTTTATCGCTAGATGGTTGAGGAGCGGTCTACTGCCATCGGGGTCAAGGCCGATGAGGATAAGTTCTGGCTGTTGTTGTAAGTGAAGGCCGATAGTGTAAGCGAAGGGCGTGTCGCCAAGGACCCCTAAAATCGTCCAGCCGACGCGGTCAATGTGATCTTGTATCTCTTGGTAGAACTGCTTTATTCGGTTTTTGTCCATTATTTCCCCCTAAGTTCCAACCAGTATAGATGAAAAATAATTAATAGCCCAAATATAATGAAAATAGCCCAAATATTACAAATTCGACAGGCCGGGGATAATATTGCCGCCCATTTGTCCGATGATCAACTGTCCAAGATTGGCCATGATGTCGTCGAGGCCTATAAGACCGATTTAGGCTCAAGGGCGGAGTGGGAGAAACGCTACAAGGAGGCCAATAATCTAGCCCTTCAGGTGGTCGAGAAAAAGAACATGCCGTGGGAAGGGGCGGCCGCGATAAAGTTTCCCCTCCTCACCATTGCCTGTATTCAATTTTCCGCCCGCGTCTATGCCCAGCTAATCAATGGCACCAATATCGTTAAAATGCGCACCGTTGGCACCGATGAGACCGGGGAAAAACTGGCTCGCGCCAAACGGGTTGAAACCCACATGTCGTATCAAGTTTTAGAAGAGGATGTGGACTGGGAGGAGGAGATGGATCGAACCCTGATGGCCTTACCCTTGGTGGGCACGGTGTTTAAGAAGTCATTCTATGACCCGATCCGCGATTTGATCACCGCGCAAATGGTCTTGCCGAAAGATTTAATTGTTAATTATTATGCCAAGAGTTTGGAGTCAGCTACCACATTAACTCACCGGTTATTCAAGGCACCGAATCTATTAGAGGAACATTTCCGGTTAGGAATCTACCGAACAGTAGAGTTAACTGGCGCAATTCACCATCAAGATATCATTAGTCAAGCCGAAGATAAGACGGTCGGGTTTACCAAACCCCAACAACGTGACACTGACCCGTATGAGATTTTAGAACAGCATACGTATTTAGATTTAGATGATGACGGGTATCAGGAACCCTATATTGTGACGGTGTTATCCGATACCTCCGAGGTGTTAAGAATTACCCCTCGATTTCGTGATGATGACATTATCCGCGATGGGGATAAGGTGTTGAAGATTAATCCTCGCCATCATTTTACCAAGTTTCCCTTTATCCCCTCACCCGATGGGTCGTTTTATGATTTAGGGTTTGGTGGGTTATTGGGGCCGTTAAATCAATCGGTCAATACCTTACTCAATCAGTTAATTGATGCGGGCACCTTGGCCAATCGTCAAGGGGGATTTTTAGGTCGCGGCGCGAGACTCAAAGGCGGACGATTAAAGTTCAAGATTGGGGAATGGCAAACGGTCAATGCCTCGGGGGATGATTTGAGAAAGTCCATTGTGCCGTTGCCGATTCGTGAACCTTCTAGTGTGTTATTCCAGTTGTTGAGCTTTTTAGTGGACTATGGTGAACGGCTATCGAGCGTCAGTGACATGATGGTAGGGAAAACCCCCGGCCAGAATACCCCAGCGACGACCGCCATGGCCGCTCTGGAAGAAGGAATGCGGGTTTTCACCTCGATCTATAAACGTATTTACCGTTCAATGAAACACGAATTTAAAATTCGCTATCGATTGAACCAGGAATATTTAGACCCCAAACAATATTATACCATTCTCGATACCGGCGACCGCGGGGAGGTCTTTCAGCAGGATTATCTGGGTGACCCCTCGGATATTCGTCCCGCCGCTGACCCTAACGTGGTCAGTGATGCGCAGCGAATGCAACGCGCCGAGGCATTGAGTCAACGTGCCGCCAGTGTGCCCGGGTACAACACCCCCGCCGTCGAACGGCGCTTGTTGGCCTCGATGCACATTGAAGGCATTCAGGAGGTATTCCCAACGGACGATGAGGGCAATCTAATGATTCAGCCGCCCCCTGACCCCAAAACGGAATTAGAGAAAATGACGTTTCAACGTGATACCGAATTTCAAGCCACCGAATTGCGTCTTCGTGCGCAAATGCAGGTGGTGGAGATGGACAAGATTATTGCCGATACGATGCTGTCATTAGCCAAAGCCGAGGCAGCAGAAGAAGGCACTCAGTTAGATTATTATCGTAGTCAGTTAGAAACCATTCAGGCGCAACGCGAAGCGGCACAATCATTTTTAGATCAGGCGAAACAGAATGAACAAGCTAGACAAGGTGGATTACCAGCAATGGGCGGCCAACCCAATAACCCGCAAAGTAATGCAGTACTTTGAAGATTTCAGTCAAATTATTTTAAAAACCCACGCCGAGCATTTATTGAACGGGGTGATCGTTAGCGAGAGTGATCAGATTAGAGATAGCGAACGTCTGATTACCTTACAGCAAGTCGTCGAACTCACAACAGAGGATATCAATGAATTCTACAGCGAAGAAAATGATGGAACAACCTTGTCCGATTAGCCCAGTATGGGGTCGGGTGGTGGTGATTGCTCACAATATTGAGGACACCGACCCCTTATTTAAGCGGGCGACGGCGGCGGGCATTGCCTTACCGGATTTAAGGCAAGAACAGGTGCGACAGGTCGAGGGAATTTTATTGGCCAAAGGCGGTAATGCCTTTGATGATTGGGCAGGGCAAGTGCCCGAACCCGGCGATAAGATTCTCTATGATGAATATGCCGGGTCGAATAAAACCGTGGCGGGGGTGAAGTACCAGATTATTAATGATACCGATATTTTGGGGGTGATGGCATGAATGCCGCCGCTGAAGAAATTTCCGAATCGACCGAAGATGAAATGAAGTTTGCCCGGCTTCAAGGCTGGACAGACCAGGACGATTATAAGGGCGAGAATGGGTCGTGGAAGTCGGCCAAGGAGTTTTTAGAATACGGGCGCAATCATAACCGGATTCTGAAACAAAATAACGATAAGTTGTTGAGCCAGGTGAGTGATTTACAAAAGACCATGGGGGAATTGGTCGCCGATACCCAATCACAAAAAGACAAGGCGGTCGAAAAAGCCATCAAGAATTTAAAGGCCGAACGTGCCGAGGCAATCAATGACAGTGATGGCGAAAAGGTGAACTTAATCGATGATCAGATCGATGAGCTGAAGCAAGCTCCACCACCACCACCACCACCACCACCACCAGCCAAACAAACTAACGTGGTATTTGAGGGCTGGTTACAGAATAATGCCTGGTATAAGAATGACCCTGATTTGGCGATAGAAGCCGATTATATGGCGCAGAATTACATTAACTCTAATCAGGGACTGGCACCTGAAAAGGTCTATGAAGCGGTCACTCAACGCATTAAACGCGAGTTTCCCCATAAATTTGAGAACCCGAATAAGCAAGAGCCGGGACAAGTTGCCCAAGGCACTCATTCCCCAACCACGAAGGGGAAAGGGTTTAATGATCTTCCCCCCGATGCCAAGGCGGCTTGCAATAAGTTCATTAAGAGTATTCCTGGCTTCACGAAGGAAAAGTACTTAGAGACGTACGAGTGGGATTGATTTAAACGACAAATTAGGGGGTTAATCACCTTGCGCTTTTAATGCTTCGGCCTTAATGGTTGCCTCTCTGAGTAGTCTTTCAAACCCGTGAGCCAACGCCGCCGCTTGCAGGCTAGGGTCATCGGTCTTTGTTTGGCTTAAGGTGTCAAAATAACACTGTACTAAACAGGTCACCATGACGTTAGGGCATTCATTCTTATTAACATAATCGACGATAGCATTAAAGATATCGCGTCCAATGGCGTTCAGCTCGTGTCGGTGGCTGACCTGATGGCATTGGCGGATTAAATCTTGAATGATTTTGGTCGAAATGGTTATTAATTCGTCTATTTTTGCAATGGTCATGAGGGTAATGTCTGTTCGGCCCGATCCAATAGGGTGTGGGCTTCATCGGCAAAGTCTTCGTAGGGGTGCATGAGTATTAAGTGGTGGGTCATCGTCGATAATATTTGCTGCATGAGATCGACGGCAACCAGTTTTTCGTCGTGGTTCAAATTATCATCCCTATACAGCTCAATGATGGCATGGCGGAACAAGACCAGCGGATTTTCATTTTTCATTGTTAAGGCACACCGTCACTATACTCAGTGTTTGGTCCATCGATTGGATGATGGCGGTAGGGGATAACCCTGCACAAAGATCATCGTTAATTTTTTACTCAGTCCGCCAATGCAGGCAAGCAGTAGGGTCTGTTGTTGCCTTGTGATGGATTGATCTTCAATAATCGAGGCGAGCACATCTCGGCAATGGTGAAGGTGGGGCATGTCAATCTCCGTTGATATTGTCAGTGGGGTTCACTTAACCCCTTGCAGGGTTTGCCGACAGGATTTGAAAATAACAGTTAACTCGTAGAGAATCTTTTCCTGGTCGATTTGAAGTCCGAATAGAAGGTTTATTTCTCGACTCAACACCTCAAGTACGGCGGAATAAAACGCGGCTTCTTGCTGCGTTAATGCGCATTGAGTGGCCGACGTGATGGCCGTTTCCAATAAGGCTATTTGTTGTTCCATTTTCTGCTTATTCATGTGGTTTCAGGTTCTATCGTTTTGATAATCTTACGTTGGGTGAACTCATTTAGCGTTAATGTTATCCCTTGTGAGTTGGCTATCTGTTGAGCCGAAATAAGCAGGGAAGGGAGGGTACACTCGTTCATTGCCACTAATGGCATTGATCCTATCTTGGTGATATAGGCCGGAATACTTTCCGATTGATCGCCTTTTATTAAGACACAGTAGACGGTTTCGGTGGGCTGTTTCATTTTTGGCTTGCCTCTGTTTGCGTTTCGAAATCATGGTAAAGCTGTTCCAGTGCATGGGCAAAATGCGCCGCTATCAATGGGGGGGCATCGGTTTTGGTTTTGATAAGAGTGTCGAAGAATTGAATGAGAAGGCAATCGATAAAGGGGTTTGGTTTCCCTTCTTTGTGATGGTAAGTGGAGGTAATGTGTTGTAAGGCAGACCCAATGAGGTACACGTCGCGCAAGGTGACGACCCTATCGCATTGACCAATGATTAAATCGATGATTCTTTTCTCACTTCTCATTTTTCAATCTCCAATGGGTCGCCTTCACCTTTTCTTCTAATGCGTGGGCAAATGGCTTGGGTGATTTTATTGGTCGGCATAAAGGGGCATTGTCCTTAGTGGATAAGACAGTTTGAGTCTGTCGAGTGGAAAGTGGTGCGTTGCTTGATGAGGGTATCGGTTGACATGTGCTTTTGATTATCGGTTTCAAAACAGTGTAGCAAATTAAATAAGGAAAGCAAATGATGAAAGAAAGAACGATCAGAGATGATATGAAGCGTATCCCGCCCGGCCAGCCTCGCCTGAAGTTAAAGGTCGAGGGAATGAAGCCAGGATACCAGGGGTATTGGGCAGTCCCTTCTCAGTTTGAAGAATTACAGGACGGCGGTTATTCCTTTGTCAAAAAAGAAAAGGATCAAGTAACGGTCGGCACTGACAAGCAAGGTGATATTCACTTAGGTTCAATAGTGAGCCGTCAAGCCAATTCAGATGGCTCCCGTCTTTACCTGATGCAAATTAAGAAAAGCTGGTATCGGGATAATCAAGCGATCAAACAAAAGACGATTGATGAGGCGGAGCATCAAATCAGACACCCGCAAGTCGGCGACAACCATTATATCCCCGATGGCGGTATCTCTATTCAAAATGAACTTAAATAGGAGTAATAACTTATGGCTAATGTGGACGCGCCAAGTGGCGCTCGCGTAGTCGGTTCCAAGTCAGGCTACCATGAGGGGCAATTAACCCGAATGGTCATTTTGGCGGGGAATGGCACTGCAACGTTTGTGAATGACATTGTGACCTTGGGCGGTGACGCCGATGCTAATGGGGTGCCCAGTATTGTCGTGGGGATTGTCGCCTCGTTTGAGGTCGATGGGTCGAACCTGGAGTTAAAACATCGACTGGCGTCAACTGAACGATACGCACTGGTGAACACCGACCCTAACGTTTTATTTGAGCTGCAGGAAGATTCGGTTGGGGGAGCATTAACCACGGCGAGTATCGGCCTAAATACCGATATTACGGTAGGGGCAGGCTCCACAACGTCGGGATTGTCCGGCATTGAATTGGATTCATCGTTAGCCGCGACAACCTCAACGTTAGTGGTGCATATTGAGTCACTAATGCCGCGTGAAGATAATGCTTTGGGCACCAATGCCAAGTTCCGGTGTTCGTTTAACGTCCATCAAATGGGTGGCGTTGGCGTCGCTGGCGTATAAAGGAGAAAATAAATGGCAATTATAACCACGGGTAATCACCCCAAAGCACTCTGGCCTGGCGTCTACGATTTTTGGGGTCTTAAGTACAATGAGCATCCCATGGAGGTCTACGATCTTTTCGATGAAAAGACCTCAGAAAAAACCTACGAGGAACTCGTCCAGAGTACTTCATTCGGTCTAGCCCCGGTTAAAACCCAGGGTGGGGCAGTCACCTACGACTCACATCAACAAGGGTTTTTAACCCGTGCTACCCATGTCGTTTACGGTCTCGGCTACATTGTGACCCGTGAAGAAATGGATGACAATCTGTATGTCGATGTGAGCATGAAACGCGCCGAGTCGCTGGCGTTTAGTATGCGCCAAACCAAGGAAACGGTGGGGGCGAACGTCTATAACCGGGCGTTTAATTCGGCCTATACCTTTGGGGATGGGGTGGAATTGATTTCAGCCGTCCATCCTAATTCGACGGGTGGAACATGGTCCAATGCGTTAGCAACACCGGCCGCTTTATCGGAAGTGGCGATTGAGGACATGCTGATTCAGATTGCCGGGGCCTTAAATGACCGGGGACTGAAAATCTCGTTAGTCGGTCAATCCTTGCATGTGCCACGTCAGTTATGGTTTGAAGCCAATCGGATTTTAAAGTCGATTCTTCAAAATGACACGGCCAATAATGCCACTAACGTTCTACGTTCAACCAATGCCATGCCTAAAGGCATTAAGCAGAATCATTATTTTGATGATGCCAATAATTGGTTTGTTCGAACCAACGTGCCTTCTAGTGGGATGTGTCTGTTTAATCGTCGAGCCATCGATTTTACCCAGGATAATGATTTTAATACCGACAATGCCAAGTCCAAATCAACGGAACGGTATTCGTTTACGGCCGGTGATCCTCGGGCAGTTTATGGTTCTGCGCCTGCTTAATCAATAGCCTTAATTGTTACGCCCCAACCTTATATAAATAAGGGGGGCGTTTCTTTTTGAAACGTAACATAAGGAATATTCATGATGAGTACTTCACGCTTTCCAAACGGTATAACGAACCGTCCTAAAAATGATTCGGTTGGAGAAATGGGTCAATTAGATGCCACTAAACTTCATACCTTCTTTACCGATTTTGATACTTACAATGCAGGTGATTGGGTCGTTAGTGAGGTGGGGGTTGGGACACAAGCTTTAGCGGATGCAGACGGGGGGGTATTAGATGTCACTACTAATACGGCAACATTTGACCAGGGAGCGTTGCAAACCGTTGGTGAAAGTTTCGCCATAGAGGCTGGCAAAAAGACATGGTTTAAATCTCGCTTAAAATTAAACGACGCCACCCAAAGCGACATGGTCGTTGGTTTGCAAATAAGGGATACCGCTCCCACGGTCGTCAGTGATGGTATTTATTTTTCCAAGGCCGATGGTAACCCCGATGTGTCGATGTTAACTCGCCAGGGTAATTCGTCTGTCGCAGTCATTGTGGGGTCGATGCCCGACGATACCTATACCGAGTTGGATTGGTATTACGACGGAGACACCCGGGTCGAAGGATTTTTTAATGGGGAGCTTGTCGGGGCGTTAACGTCACGCATCCCTTATGGTGTTGAATTAACCGTGTCGTTTGCGATAAGGGCAGGGACAACGGCCGCTAAGGTATTGTCGGTGGATTACTTACTGGTCGCAAAGGAACGCTAATGGCCAATATCATTGATATTCAGACCATAGTGGATGGTGAACGTAATGTGGTCATAAAGGTTTACTTAGCCAGTGATGGGTCATCCGGGGATGTCACCAATATTAGCCTTGTGGATGCCTCCGTACTGGTGCCCATTCCCACGACCTTGCGCTTGGTCAGTGTCACCTCTGACTTAACCGGTTTTACGGTTAATTTATCGTGGGCGTCGACCGCGAACGATCCATTAGTCCATTTAGCGGTCGGCAAACAACAATATTTCTGGCGCAAGTTTGGGGGAATACCGAACCCGAAAACCGCTAATTTTACCGGCGATATGTTGCTGTCATCAACGGGCTTTGGGGTTGCCGGGGATGCCGGTTTTGTCATTGTCGAATGTGTTAAGCATTAGATGGCGAAGTTAATCACGCAGATTATTGATGATAGCGAGGGGGGTGTCACGGTATTGGGGCACTTTAGGGGTCAAGGTGGTCAGTTGGATGCGGTCATGTTGTTGGATATGTCTACCCTGTCCCCTGTGCCGCGCTCGTTGAGTTTGTTGCGGTTAACCTTTAGCGGGTCAGAATTTGGCTGTACCTTGTTATGGGAGTCGGCGGTCAATGATGTGTTATTTCATATGGAAGAGACGTCGCTACAGTTTGATTTTACGGGTTTCAAGGGATTACCGAATCCACAAAGTATGAGGGCGACGGGGAATATCCTCTGTACTACCTCGGGCTTAGAAGATAATAAAACCGGTTCAATCATCCTGGAACTTTTGAAAGTTAACCATGGGACAAGCTGATTATCTTGATCTAGGCGATTGGAATTTTATCTGTGATGTGTGCGGATTTAAGTTCAAGGCCTCCGAGGGTCGTCGTCGTTGGGATGGGGTGTATGTTTGCCGCCAAGACTTCGAATACCGCCATCCACAAGAGAAACGACGCCCCATTCGGGATGATATGTCGGTCGAATGGACTCGCCCGGAAGATACCGTCGATAAGTTTTTAATCAATAATTACACCGGGATTTTGTCCACCACCGACATTAACAATGATGTCGGTGACACGGATACCGCACTGCTCCCTGATAGCAGCAAATATACCCAAATCTACACGACCCCCATCACCGCTAATCGTGTTGTCACGCTGTCAACGGTGGGCGCAATCAATACCTCGGCGTTCAGAATTGCACAGGTCGCCAGTGTGGCGTTCACCATCGATGTCGGCGGCTTACGATTCATCCCCGCCAATACGCCAGCGGTGGTCGATGTGCAATTTGACGGCAATGCATGGGTGGCAGTGGACTACGGTATTTTGATCTAAAAGTCAACCTTTAAACAGAACTCCAATAGGTCGTCAGCAGTTGACTACCTAACCCTTTGCGAAAGAATGCCGAATTTCGGCAATCTTCGCCACCCTTTGAGGATTAGAAAGCACCCCATGGCGACTTCTGGCTCTACAGACTTTCAAACCAATAAAATTAATATGATCACCGGAGCCTATGAATTGTGCCGGGTGATTGACCCCGGGGAGGCCTTAGCCGATTCATTGGTCAACTCGGCCTCGAATGTCCTTAATCGGATGTTGAAGTTTTGGCAGACCTTTGGGTTATCGCTATGGGCCATTAAGCGGGGGTCGATTGTCTTAACTCAAGGCACCCAGTCTTATACATTAGGCCCGGCCGGAACCGGTTTTAATGAGCGACCTTTACGCCTGGTAGAGGCTTTTTATCGCGATGGGGTGAATGACACGCCGTTGGAATTAATCAGCCGTGAGGAGTATTGGCATTTAGGCGACAAAAGCATTGAAGGCATTCCCAATGAGTTGTATTACGATCCCCAATTAACGTTAGGCGTGCTGTATGTGTTTAACCCCGCCGATGCCAATATTGCCGGTAACACCATCGAATTGGTCTACCATCGACCCTTTGAAGACATGGACAGCAATGTGGATGACTTCGATTTCCCGGTCGAATGGGAGGAGGCGATTGAATTCAATTTAGCCTTGCGTTTAGCGCCGCGTAATGGCGTTCCTGGCCGTCGAATCAGTCAACTGAGGTTACAGGCGCGGGAGACCCTGGAAGAGGTGAGAGGCTGGGATACCGAAAATGTATCAACCTATATCCAGCCGCAATTCCATCGATGAAGATTTCCTTTGGCGAACAGGCCTATGCCGCTCGATCATTGGGGGCGAATGCGCAGGAGTTAATTAATCTCTTTCCCGAAGCCAACCCCCCTCATTCCAAAGACACGATCATCACCTACCCCACCCCCGGCACGAAGATATTTATTGAGATTGGCACCGGCCCCATTCGAGGCATGATCGAGTTTAACGGTAAGTTGTATGCCGTGAGTGGTGAGGAATTCTATCAGATTGATTCGGGCGGGTTGTCGAGCTTATTGGGGACGGTCAAAGGCACCGCTAGAGTGTCAATGGCGCGCAATGATCTGGAGATAATGGTCGTCAACGGCAAAGAGGGTTACACCTATTCGGTTGCCAATGGCTTTGCGCAGATTGTCGATAATGATTTTGTCGCCGCCGATACCGTCGCATTCCAATCCAAACGGTTTATTGTGCCGAGAAAGGGGACGAATCAGTTCTATATCAGCAATGCTTTTGATGGCAATACATGGGACGGGTTAAATTTTGAGGTCGCCGATACTAACCCCGAGAATATCCTGGCCATTGTCGCCGATCATGCCGAAATTTGGGTTTTCCAGGAAAAGACCATTACCGTCTGGCAATACAATCAGCAAGAGGCCAATTTCCCCTTCGCCGAATATCAATCCCGTACCGCCGAAAAAGGGTTGGGGGCTATCCATAGCGCGATCACCTTTCAAAACCATGTTTTTTGGTTGGGTGATGATCTCATTCTTTATGGGGCGATGGGGTGGCAACCCAATCGTATTTCGACCCATGCCATCGAGAAAGAAATAGCGGGTTATCCGCAAACCGATGATTGCTTTGCCTATGGCTATATCGAGGAAGGCCATTCGTTTGTGGTGTTTGTGTTCCCCTCAGGGGATGCCACGTGGGTCTATGATATGACGGTCGCCAATCCTCACAATGCCTGGCACCAACGCCAAACGGGCTTAAGTGGTCGCCATATTGCCAATGCCCATGCGGTGGCGTTTAACCAACATTTTATCGGCGATTATCGTAATGGGGCGATTCATATTTTGAGCCTGGATTTATATACCGATAACAATCAAACCATCTTCCGTACCGCGACCACCCCCGTCATTCACCAGGATCGCAAACGGATTTTCATGGATCGGTTGGAGATCGACATTGAAAGTGGGGTGGGGTTAACGACCGGGCAAGGTGAAAACCCACAGGCCATGCTGACCTATTCCGACGATGGCGGACGGACCTGGTCAAAAGAGAAGTTCGCCTCAATGGGGAAAATAGGGGAATACACCACTCGCTTAAAATTCCACAATCTAGGGTCATTTTATCAACGGATTTTTAAGTTAAGAATTTCCGATCCGGTTAGAACGGTGATTTTGGATGGTAATGGCTTATTGGAGATGGAAGACTAATGGTTCAAGTAGCGATACCCCATTCACGTATCCCCATATCGGACGGCAAAGGTAACGTTAATGATGACTGGCATAAATTCTTCTACTTTCTCTGGCAGCGTACCGGCGGTCACAATGATATGGTCGCGGATAATGACGAGTCCGAGAACGATGAGGTGGTCATTGATAGTCGGGTCTCTGTGTTAGGGGATCAGTTACGTGATTTGGAAATTGATGTTGAGCAGATCAATGATAACCGGTCTTTTATTAATGAATTGGAAGACAAAACGGTACTCAATGTTTTTACCATTAGTCAAGACACGAATCTCTTACCCAATTCAATCTACCTTTGCACCTCCACTTTAACCGCAACATTACCTGATGCCAGTGAGAATGAAGATGCCCAAATCTACATTAAAAACACCGGCACGGGCATTATTACCTTGCAGGGTGAAACGCCCAATGAGTTGATTGACGACACCCAAACGCAACAACTTACTGTCCAATACGATGCGGTATTAGTCGTGAGTGACGGGATTCAATTTTACGTTCTGTAACTATTTTATAAAAACTAATGAGCCACTTAAAAACCCCCGAGATCGTCACCGGTGCGCGGCGCTATGCCGTGGTGCAAGACGAGGCCAATTTGCAGATATTACAAGCCATTCTCGTTGAAATGAAGATGATGAACGTGCATCTTTCGATTTTAAGTGATTTATCCATTGAGGCGTCTGACTTTGATCAATTGGATTAACGAATGAGTAACTTAATTAAAGATGGCAAGGGGCGAGGCTATCTGGCCGAGGTCACCCAAGACCAACGATTGCGCACCGAATCCACGATTCTAACCAATATGTATTCGGTGTCCATTGACGATCAGTTGGCTTTTTTCGCGACCACCGGCTTTGTCCCCTTAACTACCACGACCTCATTCAGTGGGGTGATGTATGTCAAAAACACCTCGGCAACCAAAAACTTACACATTGTGTTGGTCAGACCCAGTGAGGATGTGTTGACCGCCTGGAAGTTTATTGTCGGCCCCACCGGAGGAACGTTGATCAGTAATGCAGTGGCGGCAACGACCACCAACGCCAACGGAACCTCACCCCGAGGAGCCGACGCCTTAGTTTATCAAGGGGCCGATGGCGACACGGTGACCGGCGGGATTGAGGCGACCCACTTTTACTCGAACGTCGGTGGTAACGCCATTCAGTTAGATGGATCGGTCTTGTTACCCGTGAACGGCACGTTTGCCTTTGTCGCCAAACCCAGCGCAGTCGCGAATGTGAATATGACGCTGATGTTTTATTTTAACGATAACCGGGTATGAGTAATTTAATTAAAGATGGCAAGGGACGGGGTTATTTAGCCGAGGTTAACAGTAAGCAGCGATTACGTACCGAATCGACCAATTTAAGTAATCTTTTTACGGTCTCTCTCGAGGATGAAAGTGCCTTTGCCTTACCGACGGGCTTTGTCCCCTTAACCACTACCGGCAGTTATAGCGCGATATTGTATGCCAACAATACCGCCACTAAGTCAATGCATATTTCGACCCTGACCTTAAGTTCTTCAGTGATTACGCAGTGGCAGTTGTTGGTGATGCCAACAGGGGGAACCATTACCTCCGGCACCTTACTTAAGACGGTTAATATTAATTTGGCCTCTGAGCGTGAAATTAATATCGATGGGCGTTTAGGCTTTGATGGGGCAACCGCCACCGGGGGTGTGTTGTTGGGCAGCTTCACCACATTAGGCACCGGCCAATTAAAGATCGATGGGGCCATGATCGTCCCCCGCAATAAGTCGATCGTCTTATTGGCTAAACCATCGGCCGCCACGGATGTGAGTGCGGATTTATTCATTTATTTTGATATAGCGAGATAGACAATGGGCTTAATTATTTCAGATGGGGAAGGCGGCGGCACCTCGGCCGGGGTTAACAAGGAAAATCAATTACTGGTGTTGGCGGTGGACCATACACAGCGTCATCACTTATCCCGTGTGTTTGGTGACGCCTATCAAATCATTGGTGAATTTGCCGCTGTCAATAATGCGACCCACACGGTATTACATGTCATCAACAACACCACCGCGAAGTTCTTTGTCGTCGATAGTATTCGGGTTCAAACGGCGGGGTTAACCGGCGGCACAGCGCCTCCCGACCCAGCTACCTTTTTTGAGGTAGGTTTTGGGCGGACGGTGGCCAGTGGCGGCTCGATTGTCACTCCCGTCAACTTAAATCGTTCCAGTGGTCAGGCGGCCGATATTACCGTGGTGGACAATAACCCCACCATGGCGGGCACGTTTATCGCCTCGGACAAGTGGTATGTGTCGGGGGATGGGCAGGAACATTTCTATGATAAGGAGGAGGCCATCATTGTGGGGATTGGCAAGACGATGGAAATACGAGTAACCACCGATAATACCGCCGGTTCGGTCTACGCCAAGATTGGTTTTTTGATGGTCACCCCCAATTGATTAACGCCATCCTCATTGACCCGGCAACCAGCAAAAGTCTGGCCACGGTTTCCGCACAAGGCCATACCGTTTTAGTGATATCGACCATCCCTCAAATTGTGGGAACGTTCAAGAGTGTGAGCCGCACGTCAGCGGGAACGTCCGTCATTGTTCAACCACCCGGCGGCGGCGCGGTGATCATGACCGACATGATTGTTGCCGCAGAGAAAAAGAATTCGGCGGTCGTGACCTTACGTTTTTCCGATGGGGTGGAGACGATTAATTTCTACCAGGGGAGTGTCACCGACGCCCCCATTAATTTCGGCATTGCCTTAGCGGGAAATTGGCTAGGTTGGCGTGATGCCAGGGTGGAATTGAATGTCAGTTCGAACAACGATGTCACGGTGTCAGTCGGTTATTACTTTATTCCCCAAGGCAAACAATTTGAGTTGTGGGATTCAGAACGTAATGGATAGGAAAACATAATGGCCAGAACCCCCGTTGATATTATCCCGTCACAATCATTAACCACAGTGGCGGTGAATTATTACACCGTCCCCAATGCAAAAACCGCCATCATTAAACGTATTTCATTCACTAACGTGTCAAGTGGGGTGGTCACGATTACTTTATACAAGGTGGGTTCGGGTGACGCCCCGACCACAACCAACATTATCGCTAAGGAGAAACCCATCGACGTAAACGAAACGTGGAGTTGCCCCGATATTGAAGGCAAGGTGTTGGAGACGGGGGATGCCATTCAAGCGTTGGCCAGTGCCAATACGGCGGTCAATATTGATGGTTCGGCGACGGAGGTGATCTGATGGGATTTAGTCTGAGTGGGGCGTTAAAGGGTGGAATAACGGGCTTTATGGCCGGTGGGCCATTAGGGGCATTGGCAGGCGGAGCGGCCGGTGGATTCTTGGGTGGCAAGGCCGATGATGCCCGTGAGGATGCCTTAAACAACGCCAACCGCGCCGGTCAAGCCGGTTACGCCCAATCCCGTCAGGAATTGATGGATTCGCGTCAGCGCATGGAAGGGTATACCCAGCCTTATCGACAATTCGGGGAAGGGGGCTTTGACCCTTATCAAAAGGCAATGCGGCGCTATGAAGATTTATTGCAGGGAAAGTTTGATTATAAACAATCACCCGGTTATCAATTTCGATTACGGGAGGGACTAAAGAGCATTGGCATTGCCGATGGGGAACCCAACCAACGTAATCTATCGGGGTCTCAATTAAAAGGCATTCAAGGGTATGCGCAAAACTTCGCCAGCCTCGACTATAACAATCAATACAGTCAATTTGCCAATGAACAGAATCGGCAATTAGGCTTATTGGAAAGTTACCGTGGCGGGGCGCAAAATCAAATCAACACGGGGATGCAGGCGAATCTGGCATTGGGGAACTATGATCAAAATGTCGCGCAACAACTAGGGCAACAGTCGATTGCATCGGGACGATTAGAAGGCAGTACACAAGGATTGTTAGGTCAGCAAAAGGCCAATAAGTACCAAGGGATTTTGAATGGACTCACCTCATTAAGCTCGATGTTCGCGGGAGGTGGCGGTAGCCCAGGCGGTATAGGGGCAGGCGGTGAAGGCGGCATGATGGCAGATTTAGCGGGGGTATTTTAATGGCACTCGAAGATATCATGACTCAAATTGTTGAGGACGGACGCAAGGCCGCCGATCCGATGGAGTTTATAAAACAGCAGCAGGCGGTGCAGCAACTGGGCGCGCAACGTCAATTACAACGCCAACGCCAGCAGCAGGCGGACAATCAACAAGCCGCGTTTGAGTTAAACAAACAACAAGAGTTAAAGAAGATTCAGCGCCAGGATGCCTTTAATGCCATCCAAAAGAATTCCGCCACCTCAGAAGAATTTATTACCAATCTCACCGAGGGGGGGTTTTTAGAAAAGGCGCAAGCATTCAAGGCGCAGGACGCAAAGGTCAAGAAAGATTTGGCCGGTTATTCAAAGGAAAATCGTATCCAGCTCACCACCGACATGCAGCGGATGGCGTCAATGGCCGAGACCTGGGATAGTCAGGAAACGTATCAAGCGGGACGCGCCTTGTTTGCCCGCATGTTTCCCGATTCTGAATTGGACGATGATCTACCGGATGAGTGGAGTCCTGAGCTGACGGACTCTTTAAAGGCGATGGGCAAGACGGCCTTTGAAAGCTGGAAACAAGATAACGCCAAAACCAAGGCAGATTTAGCCCGAAGACGGGTTGAGGCGACCGAGGCCGGGTTAGACATTCGTCGCCAAGAACAAAAAGACCGGGACTATCGCACCAACATTAAAACCACCACCGGCCTGCGCAAAGAATACACCATCCAAACCAAGGAAATTGCGGGGGCACTGAGTAAGATTGAGCAGGCCGAACGGGCATTAGAGAGCAATACGCCATTGGATGCAAAAATGGCGCAAGCGCTACTGTCTCAGTTAGCCAATTCGAAAGTACGTGCCTTGGCCGAGTTAGCGCAATATAAAAACTTTGGCACGTTATGGGGACGTATTACCGGAGGATTATCTAAATTTGTGTTAGGTCGATACAACCAGACGCAAGTTCGTCAAGCATTGGGTTCGCTTAGTGAACTAAAGACCATGTACCAATCGATGGAAGTGGAAAGTAAAGGCTATTTCCGCTACCTGGCCTCCAAAGGCAAGGTCGATTCCCATTCTGTCGCGCCGTATAAAGACCCCGATGATATCTTTTCCAACAAGTACTTGAGTGATGAGCAGAAGGTTAAGATTGCCGAGGACGTTTTCCCTGAACAGTTTAAATAGGA